TGCAACTGTAACCAGAAAATTGTTCGGGGTATGGCGTTCCCGCTTATGAAAAAAAGCCTGTGCATGGGATGTTTTGTTGAGTTTGGATTAGCCCAGAAGCTGGATATTGATGTGCATCATTACATGAATTGTTCGCATGAACATTGTTTTGATTGTGAATATGCGTTTATGAAAGCACTCTGGGCACTGGACTATAAACAGACCGAAATGGGCAACTGGTACAGGTGCACGCCAGACCCGAAAATTGTTCGTATTTATGACGATTTACTTACCAACTTACCAACTTCCACGGGAAGTAAAAACTTCGGTAAGTTGCAAGGTGTTGATTTTGTTGAATAAATTTAATTTACTTACGAAACTTACCATTTACCTTGGTAAGTTAATTG